TTTTGTTTTAGAATTTTATTAGTTCTTTTTGTCTAGAACCCTAAACAGACGTATCCTCCCTTACTTCGCTAAGCTCAAAGCTCACTCTTGAAGACCTGGAGCACAAGTAAACAAGTATGCCATTTTTGATTTATATGATCAAAGTTTAGCCACCACAAACGTTGGAGAAGAAAAGTTTACTTCTGGTAAAGCTAAAATTTGGTACGATCAAGCATCTAGTTCTTTCAAATCTTTACCTAGTTTCAAGATGAATCAAGTTTTCTCTAACCAGTGCGCAAAATCTGGTGTAGTTTTTTCCAAGGAGGAAATAGAGAACTAATGTCAGGGATCTCATGGAGGACATAACAATTTGTGAAGTTTGATAGATTGACTCTATACGAGAGCCCTAAATGATGCAGTCAAAGCATTTAAAGACACGGATGACTGCATCCTTATTGACATGGGAAGTAAATACTAGTAATTTGTCAAGCTGATGTCTAAGCGATTCCCAGGGAATAAGAAAGCCATCCATATGACTAAGGTCAATGAGAGAGACTTGGCACCTTTTCTGATGTAAGAGGAAAAGTACATAGTGTGTATAAGACCGCGTTTGGGAGACTACGACAACACTTACTATGAGAGCAATAGGATAGCTGACCTCCCAGAATGTGCATACCAGGTGATTGTGCTAGAATGTACCCTCCAAGAGGTAGATGAAATGGAGCTGTTTTAAAAGTTGGTGAACTGGCATCAGAAGACTAAGCACATTACTATGAATGACACACACTATTACGTAGAGTAGATCCCGGATATTTATACTCAATCTACCTTCTACATTTCAGGCTTATTATTTGAGTAAATCCCAGGAAGATATTATCTACCACTTCAAGAAGGAGAGTACGGTATATATTCAAAAGAGGGAGAGTAGTGGGTAAACATGAGAACCAACGGAACTTTGAATGTATACTCTCACAAGAACATTGCCGTTTGAAATTCTGATATCTTAATAGATTTTGGTTTCTTGAGGGTGTTCTACGGCTGATACAATCCTCGTCAATATAATGAAAACTTTTACGTGCCTAAGTCTGTAAACTTTTCTGATGGTTATCCTCAAAAGAATTATCTGATGGAGAATCTTACAAGTGCAGAATTAGCAAACAAGCGTTTCTAGACGTCCTTAGGAGGCATTCTTGATAAGAAAGAGAGCGAATTAGAAGTGATAATCCCAGGAACACCTTAGTCTATTCTAGACAGCATCTACGATAATAAGCAAGTCATCAGAAGCCCTGTTTACAAGCTCAATCGAGTATGGAGAATAAATCAGCTCTATTGGATTTTCCTCCTAATAATAATCCATTACCTTTACTCATGAAGTTATTACTCTTTGGGACTCATACTTATAAAGGTAGTCACTATAGCGTGGACTGGAAATTGGAACTGGAACCAGAATCTTGTTGATTTGACATGCCAAAATTATTAGCCTACTTTCCTGTAGTCCATTCTTTATCAAATTGTCCCTAATTACAACATCCCTCTTCACCCTACTCTGCAGTGAGAAATTTTAATCGGTAGCCTTTATAGCGATGACAAGACCAGATAAAAAGATATTTCTGAGTTACCTTGGAATAATCGAGATCAAGTCACAGAGAAAAATTTAAGGAAATAAATTGTTGATTCGACTAGTAACCAGAAATGATTAGATAAAACTCAGATGGACTATTTCTTTTCAAAGCGGCCTCAGATCATAGATTTCTTGGCTCCTTAGTTATAACACTTCGGAGATGTAAATCAAGTCAGCTTAAATAAACTGAACTCTCTGGTTTCTTAACACACTTCTGTGTGATAGGCCGAATGTATTCAGGTAGGGTACGATGTATACAAAAATGGACAAGAGCTAATCACGTATGAATATGATAGTAAGTCTTTTAACAACTCGTATGCAGCATTCATAGGAAGACACAATTCGAATAAATTGCAGCCAGAGCAGAAAGTGGTTGACAGATTGTCTCTGTTGTCGAGAAGGTTTTTCGAAATTTTAACCCGGAGGGCAGTTTAAGTAGATATTAAATATATCGATCCTGAAGAATGGTTAGCCAGTAAAACTTAGTGGAGCACATCCAAAAAGAATAAGTACTATTAATAGCTATTTAAGCAATTGAAAGGAGCCCATTAAAAAGACTTTGATGTATTCTTTTCTACGATGGTAAAATCGGGCGAGACATATACTAAGACTATTGATTAAGATGTTAATGATTTATCTGAATGACCTCGAAACATTTTTGTTCCTAGCAAAGAAGGGTGCGGTCTTTTAACATATATTCAATAGTATATCTTCAGAGATTTTAAATCTGAGTACGAAGGAAAACCCCTACTTATGAGTTTCTGTCACGGGCTGGATTCTTCAGGTCTCAAGTAAAGAGTGAAGGATCTCTTAGGAAAAGATCCAGATCAATATGTGTCAATCAGCATGGACGGATCTGCATTCGTTAGCAATTAGCATTACAAGCTGCAGGAGGCTGTGGATGTAAACTTCTGGAGAGCGTTCTCTCCGAGAATAAAACAATACCTGGAAGTCATCTAGTAGAACGTAGATTTTAGCATCAATATTGAGAAATTGTGTAATTTGATTGTTGAGAATGCTTGTAATCTGATCTTCGACGTGTATGTGCCTTCCCCCGGAATCCCCTGTGCTAGTAAGGTCCCTAAAGAGCTATTTGGTAATGAGTATTAACTTTTTAAACTGAAAGGTACCACTTTCTCTGGGCATCCCACACTAACTACTTTAGGAAATACTTTAAGGAGTATTATGTATGCTAAATATGCTCTCTATGAGTTGTAACTACCAAACAATATCTTAGCAGCAGGAGATGACTTAGTGGTTTGGGTGCAAAAAGCAAAAAGAGCAGACTTTGTCGACAAGATGAAATCGTTAGCATATACCACCAAGGATGTTGATATAAGATATGGATTAGGTTAGGTTATTAAAGATTATGCTGTTAGAGAATGGTGGAACATAGATTTCTGCAGCAAGTTCTGCCTTCACGCAGGCGATCGATCTAGTTACGATGGATGGTATATCTTTCGGGATCCCAATAAGTTTGTCCTTCAGAAGCAATTCTATGTAGGTTAGAATTAATTATTCAAAGACAACCCAGGTTTATATCTCTGATGTATATATGAGTCTCTGTAAGCCGAATTGCCTTTTCCGTCTCTAAACTTTATTATAGAGTCAAGGATGAGGTATTTCCCCGATGACTCTCACCCAAGACTGTTAGAGTATTATTGAAACTTTGTCAAAACAGGGTATTGGGATGAGAAAGTCGCTTCCAACCACATATCCAATCTAGACATTTAGCTTTGCCAGAAGCTTAAATTGACTCTCTCTGCTTTACATTAGATTCACTTAGACAATAGTTTAGTGATCTCTGGCGTTCGTGGTGGGCGTATCCCACCAGTTCTGTAATAATTGTACTTAAATGAGTTTTTCGAGAGAAAAAA